TACTTGTTCCGTTAGCTCCTCTAGCTCCTCCACTTAAAGTGTTTGTAGTAGTATTATTAGCTGTAAAGCTTATATCTTCTGTTCCAATTCTTATTTCTCCAGTTGATGGAAAAGCTGAAGAACTGGTTAATACAATATCCGTAGTTATTAAATCTGTTATAGCTGTTGCTAAAGTTGTAGTGGCAGCCCCAATAGCTGTACCACCCCATAGTGCTGTACCCCAGCCATAACCACCTAGCTGTTGTGCTGGTCCTACCGTATAATAACATAATACCGAAGTACTATTCCCATCACTTGTAGTTAAAGGAGTCCCTGATTCCTGAGCATCCATCGTAATTGTAAAAGTAGTTGTAGTAGGAACAGAAGTTACCATAAACTTTTTATCTTCAAAAGTAGCGTCAGTATAAGTGGACCCTATTGCAGTAACTCCACTGACAGAATCAAACATAACAATATCATCTTCATTTAAACCATGACCGCCAGTACATGTTACTGTAACTGTTGTTGATGAAGAGCTACTTGTAAATTTTGCGCCTGTTTCTGTTTTTCTAATTGGATGGATGTCATAAAAAATACCACCCGAATATACATATAAAATTCTATTAGTTCCTATGGCCGCGTATTTAATACCGGTATTATCATCCCAGTGATGAATAGCTCTAGCTGCACCAGTTAACTTATCGTCACCTAGTTGAGTCCAACCACCTATTTTTTCTGGGGTACCATATCTAAAACGAACATTATCACCATCAAACCATTGGCCTTCAGCCCCGGTCTCTGTGACTTGTTTGTTGAACCCTGGTACGAATCCTAGCTTTTGTAACATATAACCTCATTATAATACTATTTTACACCTGATGGTAGACCTAGCTTGGCTCTTCCATCAAATCTATTTTTATCAGCAAATGGGCCATTCACATGATTATAATGTAGAAATACTTGACCGCAAATGTTCCCGTCAAAAGGCTCTCGCCAATGTTCGAGTTCACATCCACTATATACTAGCATATCTCCCACTTCAAGCAAGACTTTCGTCCCTGCTGGAGCGTTTGGTTTTACAATATTTTGTCTTTCATTAACAACATTATCAGCTCCTGTGCCATCTATAAATATAGGCCAAGGATCTCCCCCTAAATTAACAGTACAAGATATTTCACAACTAGGTCTATCTTTATGTCTTTTTAATATATCCCCTTTTTTATACGCTCTAACGTATGAATAAGTAGGGATCAGTTCTAATCCTGTATGTTGTTTCATAACAGGTATCATTTTAACAAGTAAAGTTTCCATAACCATATCTGAGTAATGAGAATAAGTATTTGGAACCTGTTGATCTGACCAAGTACCAAACATGCCATTGTCATGTATAATATTGTTTTGATACATATATTTAATGGCATCTCTTTTAAGTAGGAAATAGTTAAATATGAAATTAGCTAATTCGTAAGGTAGGGCGTGTTTAATTACTTGATATTTGTGATCTTTAAACATTAAATCCTTTTTGTACAAAATTAAAACTTACTGATATTCTTATATCATTACTTTCATTTGGTTCAACACAATGCCAAAGCCAAGCTGGAAACATAACTATTCTACCTTCTAATGGATTAACTCGGACCTCTCTCCACAAATGGGTAGGTGGCTCTTCTTTTTTTCTATTAGGCATGACCATATGTGCTCCAGATCTCGGGTCATTAAAAACAATTTGTCCAGAATTTTGAGGGGCCTTAATATAATACACTCCACTAAAATGACTGTTAGGATGTAAATGAGGTCGGTTATATCCACCTGGTGGGTTTATGTTGGCCCACATATTACCCAGATGAGCTTCCCCAGTTAACCATTCTTCTCTAAATATTTCGTGTTGCATTTTAAATAACTCATCTACCAAAGGTTTGAATACAGGTATTTCCTGCATGTTTGGTTGACTATGCCAGCCGTTCATATTAGTTCTTTTTACACCTTTGTCTCTATTAGACCATTCAATAACTTCTTTTTCAAAAAGTCTATTATCTAAATTAACATCTTTTGCATAAATAACAGTTGGAAAGTAAGCAGCTTTAATCATTTAAATGCAGGTCCTCCAAACCACATAACTAAAGATTTTCTGTTACCACGTATTACTGGTTTTACTCTGTGTCTAATAAACGAAGCAAAAAACACAGCATGTCCTTGTTTTATTTCTGCAACTTGACCTTCTTTCGTTAACTCTAAATCTCCACCTTCAAATTCATTCTCAGGAGATAATAAACAAGTCATAGATATTTTTCTAACAGGAGGTTCGTTTGCCATATGAACATCATTATCGGTGTGCCATTCATAAAACCCACCTTCAGAATATTCTGTATACTGTGCCATCTCTGTTATTTGCATTCCATCAAAACCAAAATGATTACCATTTGTAGTTAACATTATGTGTTCTATGTCTTTGTACATATCTTTCATTTTAGAAAAGGGTATCCAACTAATATGTGAAATTCTAGTTTTAGTATCTATTCCCTCACCCTTCTTCTTATTTTTGTTAACACCTACTGCTGCAGTTTGTCTAGGTTCATCTCTTCCTGCCCCAATAATCATCTGACATTGTTTAGGTGTAAAGATTGGTTTTGTTGTTTCAACAATATAAGATTTCCATCGTGGTTCTGTTATCATATTAATATCCGTATTCTACCCATCCCGTTATTATATATTTATCATTTGATAGAGGAGGGTTGCCTCTATGAATGTGTGTAAATTGTGACGGCCAAACTAATAGTGTATTTTTTTCTGGTTTGAATCTACACTTTTGGTATAAAAATTCTGTCTCTCCACCTTCTGTAACATCATTAAGATAAACACTAAAAGCTAGGATTCTATTTCTAGCTTTCATCTCGGCATTCTCACAATGCCACATATGATATCCCTGACCTACTTTGGTTTTTTGTATCTTAACTTCTAATATGTTGTGAGTGGCTAATTTTTTTAGATAAGAATATTTTTGAACATACAAAGAATAAACTTCTTTGAAGAACAAATCTATAAACGGTTTATTAGTATAAGTTAATGCAACATTGGTTTCTCTTATTGTATCTAAAGCACTATCAGCAATTAATGTTTCATCTACTTTTCTAGGATGTATTGCACCTTGTTGCTCACACTTATTAAAATAGTTTAAATAATCAGTTATTAATTCATCTGGCATAAAGTTTTTAAATACCCCTATGTGATTATCTATGTAATATTGTTTATCCATTATATAGCTCCCCGGTTTCTTACTGGATCAAAGTCTACATCGCAATTTGCAGCCAAAGTTCGTCTTGTCTCATTAGTTCCATTAAAGGGATATACACAGTGTCTCATGTCGTATGGAAAAATATAAAAATCTCTAAGGTCCATTGGTGGTTGATAATCTATTTTTGCAAATTGACCATTACTAGCTCCTAGTATTTGTAGTCTACCGTTTTGTGGTACGTCGTTATTTGAATATTCTCTACCAAAAGTTGATGGCAGTTTTAAAATCATAACACTTGATAGACCAGTAAATAATATTCCTTTGTGAATGTGGGCTGGATTATATTCGTGTTGTTTCATTTCATTAACCCATACAGAATTAAGATGTAATTTATAATCTCTTATTTTGTTAAACGATAAATAATGTTTGAACATCCCCATAAAATAATCTGTCACATTTCGTGGTAACCTATTATGGGATGGCATCTTTGTTTGATCTATACCGTGATAAAACAAAGAATGTTCGTTCTCTATTTTACCTACCAATTGTTTGTTAGCGGGTTCAAGTGTATTAAACTTTTGTTCATAGATACTATTAATTGTAGAAAATATATCTAATGGCACTTGATACTTTAAAATCGATTGACCTAAAAATACAAATTCAAATTTAACTTGACTTATTCTTTTTTCATCTTCAGTATCATTTGCTAAAATTTTTGGTTTAAAATCTGATATGTCCATATTCTTCTTTTATCCTTTCTGGAATTTTTTCTATATAGGGATTATACACTTTTCTAACTGGCCCAGCAAACAGTTTATGCATATTGTTTCCAACTACTTTATCATCATAAGATAAACCATTTATTTTTACTTGATCTAAATTATCAAAGCGATGATTAAAATAAGGTTCATCTATAAATTTATATATTTTTCTAAACTCTTGTTCAGGATTTGCAACTATATCATTGTATTTTACAAAATGACATATTTCAGGATATTTATATGCAGTTTGAATAGATTTAATTTCTTTTACAATAGCGCCATCTTTTCTCATTAATTGTCGTAATTTTTCTTCATCATTCTTTAAACCATATCTATTCGGAAAAGCATCGGGGTTTTCCGTATACCATTGCATATAACTTGCAAACACATCCATTAAATCTCTTAATAAAATAATACATTTGAATTCATATTTAAAATGTTTTTTCATCAATTCAAAGTTTCCAGGAGTACCACTTGTTAATACAGGTCCACGATCTATAATGATTCTTTGAGGCCAGTCTTTGTAATATAAATTATACACATTATCTAAAACATTATCTAAAGATTTGTGGTCAGGAAAGTTTTGAAAAGTCTCTGTTGTTTTTATTAAATAAATACTTTTCATTATCTCTAAAGTTACCGAATTAGCTGTGGTAGCTATTTCAGGATTCTGATTCATAATACTTGCAAATAAAGTATTGCCAGATCTAGGTAATGCAATTAAAAAAAATAACTTACGCTTTGGGTTTTCCATGTTGGGTAATTTGTTCTTTCTCTTGATAACTGCTTTCTAATTCCCCAGATTTTTTAATTCTCTGTAGTGATTGTAATTGACCCATAACATTAAATATTTCAGATTCAGATGAGTTGGCATTTAATGTTTTTGCTTTCTCATGGTATTGTAGTCCATATGATTCTAGTTGATGTTGATTAACATCTTTGTCATTAAATGATCCATCATTAAATTCACCTTTTAATTTAGACCACATTTTAATTTCACGCATTCTATGTCTTGCTACTTTTTCCATAGAAGCTTTACCAAATATAGCTTCGTCTAAATCTATTTTGTATTTAGTTTGTTTGTATTCATCTTCTTCTTTTTCAACTTTACCTTCTAACCATTTAATCTTTGCTTCGTTTCTTCTATAGTCAAATGATAATGTCATTAGGTTATCTAAGTATGATGATTGTTCTCTAACACACTGCCAATACTTTGATGCTTTAGTTGGGTATCTATTATCTTGTAATACTGAAAACCTTGCTTCTGTTTCTGTTCGAAACATTTGTTTCTTAGTCCAAGTGTCCCTAAGCTCATCTACCATTCCTTTAAAAGAGGATAGATCTTCTTGTGTTAATAGATTATTTAAATGTGGTTCTTCTTGTTGTATAACTTCTTTAACGTCTTTTTTCATAGCTTTATCCTTTATAATTGTTTCTTATATATACTATCTAAAATATATTACAAGTCTTAACTGTCGTCAAATGTTCTAGTTTGCGCAACTCCAGGTCCTGTCCATTCCATACTTACTGCTTGACTGCCAGGTTGGGTTCCACCAGCCCATAACATAGAAGAAGTAGTTCCTCCTTTACTTGCTGTTCCACCATTTCTTCCAGCTGGTATGTCTGTAGTTTCTGACCAGTTAGTTCCATTAAATAATTCTGTATTTGCTTTGTTAGGGCCTTCACCACCAATAAGTATTCCAGCTGTTTGTGAAGCACCACAACCCCAGCCTTGAGATCTTCCAGTATTTAAATCATTAACTTCAGTCCAGTTAGTTCCATTCCAAGATTCGGTAGCGCTATCTGGACCACCCGATCCTGCTGTAATTATTGCTGCAGTGCTTGTTCCAAAACATGTAGCAGCTGATTTTCCACTATTCATATCATTAACTTCTGTCCAGTTAGTTCCATTCCATACTTCAGCTTTAGGTTGAGTTGAACTTCTTCCTCCTGCAAAAACTACTGCAGTAGCTGTTCCAGTTCCAGCTTGAGGTATAATATCTCTTCCAGTATTTAAATCATTAACTTCAGTCCAGTTGGTGCCATTCCAAGTTTCTGTTTCTGTTTCTCCAGTAACAGGACCTTTTGTACCACCCCATCGTAGTGCAGATGTATTACTAACACCAGCTCCACCACCACCTATTACTTTCTCATTTGCATCATTTACTTCAGTCCAACTACTTCCATTATATAATTCTGTTTGTGCACTAGCTTCTGGAGATGGGTATGGTGGAAAATAACCATTAAATACTAAAGCTGAAGTAGATGTTCCAGCTCCTGCTAAAACTGTTCTACCATTATTTAAACTAGGGATTGAAGCAAAAGATCCTGTAGTTGTAACTGCTAATCCTTTTAAAACATTAGAAGTTGTATTATACCAAATTTGTCCTTCAACAGGATTTGATGGATCGGTTGCTACCGCTTCAATTTCTGTTCCTCGTATTTCTTTGTATGTTGCCATAATTAATCCGTATCTACCGTTTTAGTTGTGTTTGAACTTCCAGTCCATTCTTCTGTTGCTGCAGAAACTCCAGGAACACCTCCTCCAGCACAAAGTGCATTTGTATTTGCTGCACCTATTCCATCTATATAACTTCTTGATGTACTTAAATCAGTAGTTTCTGTCCAAACTACACCATTATATAATTCTGTTTCCGCATCAAGTGTTCCTCCTTGATTTGAACCAGCATAAATTATTGCTGCTGTAGAAGTTCCTGCTGCACCTCCATTGTATCGTGCAGTATTTATATCATTAACTTCTGTCCAATTAGTACCATTAAATAATTCTGCTTTTGTTTGAACACCTGGTTCTACAGAACCACCTGAACATATTGCTGCTGTGTTATCTCCAGATAAAAAAGGTCCGTTTCTAGCAGTGTTCATATCATTTTTTTCTGTCCAATTAGTTCCATTCCAAGATTCTACTTCAACTGCTACGCCTGGAGCTTTCCAACCTCCAACAGCCAAACTTGTAGGAGCAGTCCCTGAACCTGACCCTAGTGAACCTCTTGCAGTATTCATAGCATTAACTGCTGTCCAATTTGTTCCATTCCATAATTCTGTAAGTGTTTGCATTCCTGGAATTTCACCACCAAAAGCTAGAGCTGCAGTTTGAGTTCCTTGGCCTCCCAAATAACCTCTTGCCGTATTTAAATCGTTTACTTCTGTCCAACTAGTTCCATCATAAGATTCTGTTACACCACTTACAGATGGGACTTTACCACCAAAAATTAAAGCAGCCGTGTTGTCTACACCAGCCGCACCTGCTCCATATCTTGCAGTATTTAAATTTCCACCAGTCGCCCAAACTCCAACCGGTTGACCTGGACCTGTCCAAACTTCTGTTGCAACTGAGTCAGGTGGTGAGCCACCAGCTATAAGTGATGATGATGTTGTTCCTTGATTTGAAGCACCAACACCATATCTCGCTGTAGATACATCTGTAGTTTCTGTCCAAGAAGTACCATCCCAAGTTTCTGTATTTGCAACAGTAGGAGGAGTAGCACCAGTAGCATATATTGCCGCGCTACCACTAGCACCGGCACCTTGTCCATTATATCTAGCAGTATTTAAATCATTTACTTCAGTCCAATTCGTTCCATTATATGCTTCTGTTTTTGCAGTAGTGGAATAACCTGCAAAACCTAATCCATCTGTAGTAGTACCTGCTCCAGCAAGAAGTCTTCTTGCAGTATTTAAATCATTAACTTCAGTCCAGTTCGTTCCATTCCATAATTCTACTACTCCTACTGTTCCACCTCCATAACCACCAAAACATAATGCTGCAGTTGCGATTCCTAAATCTCCTGGTTGTTCTCTTGCAGTGTTCATATCATTGACCTCTGTCCAGTTACTTCCATTCCAAAGTTCTGTTTCATCGAATACTGGACCACCACCAGCTGTACCACCAAAAGCTAATGCACTTGTGTTGGAAGCACCCGCACCTCCAAGTGTTGCTTTTACCGCATTTAAATCGTTTACTTCTGTCCAGGTTGTTCCATCATAAGATTCTGTTATTGCTACGAAAGGTGGTGTTCTTCCACCAAACATTAAAGCAGATGTTGAAGTTCCTGCACCTCGATGTTCTGACCTAGCAGTATTTAAATTTCCACCAGATGACCAAGCGCCAGCTGCTGTTACAGTAGGATATGAAAACTTTAATGTATTAGCCGTCTCATTATACCACACCTCTCCCTGTATCGGGTTATCGGGATCAGTCGTATAGTTCCGAATCTTTGTGCCATGTACTTCTTTATACTCAGCCATTTAAATTTTTACTCCTCTAATGTTATGTCAGAAGGTCTTGTGTTTGATGGTACAGCTGGTG